AGCGGAGTTAGCCAAGGCGTCCCCCCCCGTTATGCCAGGGGGACTCTTAGACCCTAGTACTGCAAATACTAGGACCATCTGGCTCGCCTTTGAAAATTGTAACCCTTGAAACCTATGATTTAAGATTTACACAGCCATACGCCGTATAATCTCTTCCATAGGGAAAATTCCAAGTCACAATAACAAATTGTTATTAAAAACGGCGTAGCACAGTCTTAGACGATAATCGTCAGACCTCTCGGCTACAGAGAGGTAGTTGTTATTTTAAAGAGCTTAACTGCTCTACGCAGGAGGGACCGGTTCATAATAGAACTTAGGAAGCCCCACAAACCAGTAACACTGGAAATCCTCTCCTGCTGCAACATAAATGTCGTACACTGCTGATCCTGTGACGGATCCTGCACCTGACTCTATGCGGTAATTCCATGGTGTTGACATGAACTTGCTAGCTACATAATTCTCCACCCTTCCGGGTTCGAATCTTGAGCTATGATAGTATGGCACCTCAAACTCCAAGATAGGATTCACTCCACCTGTTGTCACACAGGCTCCAAGAGTACCAAGTAGTGCTTGATTCGCAGGTAGAACACCTCCGATGTCACTGTACATGATTTTCTTTCGTGACGACACCAGCGATTCTGCTACTATTGCAGTACGCTGGTGCTGATATGCAGGTCCATCATTCGATGCTAAGGATACTGATATTTGGTTTACTTCCAAGTCACGTATTCCCCGCGGTATGATCTTATACCGAATGGAACCTCGTGAACCCATGTATGCCAATCTCACCCAATGCAACAATAATGTGTTGCAATATGAATATTCTGAACCATCGAAAGCATTATCAGCGGCATTGGTGTACGCACCACGATAGTAGGGAAATCTATTAAATCTCCCAGTCATGACATTACGGGTGCCCGGATCAGCAAGTGTCGTCCAAATTGAATACCTCTTCAGCATCGTTCTAAAGGATGTTATGGCTTCGCCTGTCCACACTTTGCTTGTATCAGGCATGTATGCACTTCCCGGTCCCAATGGATCAACTATTCCTTGTTCGGGAGCGTTCTCCTCACCAGATTGGGGTTCGAAGAATGTGTATGCCTGGAATTTATCTCGAGGTACAAAGACCTCAAAATCGTCACCCATAGACACAAACACATTAATTTCGATGTCATTATTCACGATGGAATTTGGAACTGTCAATTCATTTACCACGTATACAGCCAACACGCCATTACCTGCTTCCTTAGAATTGTATGCTGTTGTACTATGCACTTGGTTCATTGTATCAGGTCCTGGCAAGTGGTGCTCTAAGAGTGTTATCTCTTGTCCTATGCCCACTTCCACTGTGAAATCTTTTTCCTCTGCTATATCGACAATGCGCAAGTAATTTACATTATACTCATTAGATGCAATAAAATCTGGGTCATAGACTATCTTCAACCTGCCCTTGTGATATGCCGAAGCCACAATCTGGAAACGAAATTTCATTGTGCCCGTCCAGTACTTAAAAGGTAGCGCTGCGAAAGCGCACGCTGGTAAATGGAAAGCGGGGGCAAGTGGATTCCCTGATTCATTCCAGGTGACAGGTGTTACCCGTCCATTCCACAGTAGAGCCTCTGTACTCGTATTCACGGGCCAGGAGAACCTTGTTAACCAAGATTCCCGTTTCGCAATCTCTCGTATATTGAGAGGGTCCAACCCTCCCAAGCCAGAGATGCGGGGATCAATGGTAAGTTCTTGTTTATGGTCAACTGTCAGTTTCTGACTCACGTCAGGTACATTAGTTAGTGCTAAAGAACTCACAGGTGTTGGCCTGTAGGGTTCTGGTGCGCGTGTCACAGGAGGTCTACTATAACCGAATAGCTTCGCTATAGCTGCTGTCGTGTTGGCAGCCATGGATGTGGCCATGGCAAAAGGTCCGATGTAAGGGACCTTTGTCATGTGTGCAGCAATCCGTGCTACAGCCGTAGCAGGACCACTAACAACACCCGTGGCATTTGCCTTGTCAATTTCCTCACCGGACTGCGGTGTGATAGCCGCGTCCCTTGAGGTCAAGACACTTAACGATACATCCTCAGCCCAGGCAAAAACACTAACTGATACAATATCATTTGCACCATTGGCATGTTTTAGGGGCGTTAATTCACGCATTCCTATGCCTCCCATTTCATTCCATCCTTTCGTACCAATGTCTAGGTAATTATGGTGCCAAAAGAAGGGCAATGTCATTTCACCGCCTTGCGATGTACACGGATCCAAGAAAATTTTTGGGAACTGTGACTCTTGAACGGCATCTATTGAATTAGTGCTGTCTCTAGAGAATTGATTCCAACCCTCCATAGGTTCGTAATACATCATCAAGCGTCCATAGTGAAAAGCATTGCCATTAATCAGAACTTTTATGTGTAACTTACAGCGTAGTAATTTGAAATTGGCTATTCTGTTTTCCACACGGGGGTTCTCGAAAAATGCTTTCCAGGGATTCAAAAACATAGTGAAGGATGTGACTTGCGTCCAGTCCTTCTCAAATATTTTTATAGGTCTGCTGAAGAAATTCGCTAAATCAGCATCGTTTGTATCTTGGCAACACCTCGTGGGATCAGAAACACCCTCTATCGTGAGGGCGTAAGGATCGTCATTGTCTGAAAATGTCACATTCTGTTGCTGTGAAGTGCTCTGCATGCTGAACATCTTTCCATGTTCACCAGATTGCGCCTCGAATTGACATGTACAATACGTATCAATCAAGTTGCAATCATTGCAATAGTTCATACCGAACCACTTCACGCCATCGATTACCGAAGTCGGCTCGATGAGTTTTGGGATGTTGTTTATATTTACATGACCAACCAGTTCCCTAACTGGTAGACCATAATGACTATTATTATTAG